GTGTTGCAAGCTCGCATACTTATACAAATCCTACAAATGCAACTTCTAGTCAAATAGCTGCAAAAGATAAAATGATTGCAAACTTAGACTTTATTACTGCTGAAATTAATGCATATGTAGAAGTTAATTACGGTCCTACTGATCACGATATTGCAAAATGTACTCGTGATATAAAATATGCAATATACAGCTTCTGTTATGACATTTTATACGGAGGTATTAGTGCTACTTACGACAATGCTAAATTCTTCTACTACTTCGATAGCGGAAACAATCCAGGTATCGATCCAAGTCATAAGAAGCAAACAGTTGCAGCTTATGATCATTTAGCAGATATCCTCCCAGCTATTGTGCAAGGCACTCTAATTACTCCGTCTACAGGCAATTCTGAAGCACAAGACACTTCTGGTAACAATGCTTCAGCAGGCGATGCAGCAATTATTGCAAATCTAAGCGACATAATACGTAATGTTGTTAGATACGGCAAAGCATACATTGACGGATCGGGTAATGCCGAAACGCTATTTGTAACTGCTGACGGAACAACTCAGTACTTAATTAACGGTTTTGATCAATTCCCGCTCACTATCGTAAAAGGTGTTACATACACTATTGACGTGTCAGCAGTTGGACATCCTTTCTGGATTAAGACAGCAGCATCTACCGGAACTGGCGATCAGTATAATACAGGTGTAACAAATAACGGTACTGAAAACGGTATTATAACCTGGACTGTTGATGCAAGTACCCCGAGCACATTGTACTACCAGTGTGAAAACCATTCATCAATGGGAGGCACAATTAATGTAGTCAATAAGCCAACTAAAACTTATCCAAGCGTTACATGGGCATCTACTGAACTTCAAAATGCTAAGGCACAAATTGATACCAATAAAACATCGATTATTACTCTTTCTGTACCTGATATCTATGCAGCAACAGGTAAAACTCGATATCCGCACAGATTGTCAGCAGGCCAAAGTATTTTAGTAACAGGTTCTACTGACAGTGCGTTTAACGGTGAATTCTTTGTAAACGAAATCATTGACGAGTTTACATTTAAATTTACCCTAAACGATATTCCGTCTTCGGGTATTCCAAACGGTATTATTCAGTATAATCTAAATGGATACAGCGGCGCTTACACACGTTCCGGTATGTTTGATTTCCAAAACGGATTCTTCTTTGAATTTAATGGACAAGACTTGTACTGTGTTCGCAGAAGTTCTACTCAACAGTTATCAGGTGTTGTAGAAGTAACGTATAACGGTAACGTTGTAAAAGGTACAGATACTAACTTTATCGGACAGCTACAAGAACAAGATAAAATTGTAATACGTGGCGGTACATATAAAGTAGTTAAGATAACCGGAAGAGATGAATTAATTATCCAGCCGCAATACAAAGGTATTAGCGCATCGAATGTAATTCTTACTAAAACAGTTGATGTTAAAGTACCGCAAGCTGAATGGAACGTTGATACATGTGACGGGTTTGGTCCTTCAGGCTTTAACTTAAATATCAACAAAATCCAAATGGCATACATGGACTATTCATGGTACGGTGCTGGTAAAGTACGTTTTGGATTTAAAGATCGTAAAGGTCACGTAAAATACGTACACTCATTCTTGCATAACAACAGACTAGACGAAGCTTATATGCGTTCAGGTAACATACCTGCTGCATATGAAGTAGAAAATGATAGTAATCCAAGTTATGCACCGACATTATTCCACTGGGGTACATCGGTTATTATGGATGGACGCTTTGACGAGGACGATGCGTACTTGTTTACAGCAACATCTAATACACTAACATTTACAAACGGTCAGTCTAATACTGCAACTACTAATCTAAACAGTGATCTAGTACGTAGATGGAACAGAAGTGCAAGAAGTTACGATTGGTGGGTAGAATTAAGCTTCTCTTCAGGTGACGCAAGTAAATTTAGTTCAGGCACACCACTGTATACTCAAAACGGCGAACTTAACGGCGAACAAGTTGATTACACTGAGTTTGACGGCGGCAGCATTAAGGTATACATCTATATAACTAGGTCTATAAGTAGTCCAAGTGTGTATCCTATAGTTTCGCAAGGCACATTAGTTTATGTAGGTGCTCCACCTTCGGGCGGTACTTCGAGTATATCACTAGGTACTGCAACAATTCCTTTGGTTACTCTTAGACTTGCTCCGAGTGTTGACTCGAGCTTGAGTGGCGAATTAGGTGCTCGTGAAATTATCAACCGAATGCAGTTGAAATTGAACGAAGTTGGTCTAATTCTTACACACGATTGTGAAGTATCGTTGATACTTAACGGTGACTTGAGTAGTATTGGCTGGCAGAATGTAAACTCGCCAAGTTTATCTCAGCTAATTAGACACAATGCAGGTGAAAAAGTAATCGGCGGAACAGAAGTATTCAGCTTTAGGGCGTCAGGTGGTAGCGTTGACAACACTGGTAAACGTCTAGCACAGACTTCTAACTTCCCACTAGGTTCACTGATTGACATGGGTAATAGTATACTAGGCGGTAACGGTGTATTCCCGAACGGTCCGGATATACTTACTGTTGCTGTTAAACTTGTTAACACATCAGATGTTAGTGCAAACTCTCCGTTTACTGCTTCAGCTCGTATTACATGGTCTGAATCACAAGCGTAAGCTATATACTAGGGACAGTGTAAAAACTGTCCCTATTTTTTTGGAGGAAAGAATGACAGACGATACTTACGATATCGATTACGGACAACCATCAGATGCAGAAGTATTATCACAAGTGTTACCTGGCGTGCTAGAAGAATGTGTAGTTAGAATTAAATTTAAAAACAGCAACTCGTACATATTTGCTACGCTAATGGACAATGTAGTCGGTGATATAGTTGAACCACTTGAACAAGTTGACGAATTTATGTGGATATGGAATACCAAAGAAGCAACTTGGCAACTTATACCGTTAAGTGAAATAGATAATGTTATTGATGTTGAAAGTTTACGAACGGGAGAAACTGAATATATCGATACTAAAGAAGATCCATAATATCAAACACTGTCTGTAGTTTATTTCTAATTGTTTTATTCCCAAAACTACTGCGTAGTCCTTGGTGCAAAGGTCTTGGGCAACTGTCTATGCTGCACCATGCCCAGCCTTTGTGTTCTTCGCTTAATTGAGGTGTAAATTCTTTTTCGATTACACAAAGATATGTGTGAAAATTAAACCTGTTATCGTTACTAACAAAGCTTTCTAAAGGAAGTGTTTTAATTATTTCTGGAAGAGTACCGATTTCTTCTTGGACTTCTCTTTGTAATCCCTGCCAAGGAGTTTCGCCTGACTCGTTTGTTCCGCCAACAAGACCCCAAGTGTTTTTATGTTTTCCATTAGATTTTTGAAGAAGTAGTATTCTATTAGTTGCTTTAGCGTAAAAAATTGCACCACTGCAAACAATTGTATCTTTCATAATAATAGTTATCACTCGAGATACAACATCCAAGCACCTTCTGAATACTCTCCCTCGTATGACTGAATCCACATATCGCCTGTCCATTTGTATTGGACACCTGTGTTTAAATTACTAACGTATGTAACATCTGAAGATTCGCTAGCATCGAATATAATATTCCATTTAGCACCGTCCCATTCTACGATATCGTTTTCGTCAGCAGTGAACAATGAATTATCGTTATTTCTCCAAATGTCTGCTTCGGAGTTAATTGGCGTAATTAACAATAATCTAATACCAGCAGTTTTATCTTGTGAAGGGTCAAATCTAGAAGTATCGATAATATAATCTATACTACCGTTATTTCTAACTGGACCTTGTATTGTAGTATCGCTTGGAAGTGTGTCTTCGTCCCAGTCTATTAATACCTTAGAGCTATCTAAACTATTAACAGTAATGTAACCTATGATGTTAGTAGTAGGGTCAGAACTATTTTTGAGTACAATGCGACTTATACCTGCTCTGTATTGTCCAGGATATGCAGATATAATTTGATTCCAATCTGCTTCGCCGACTTTAAAGTCTTTTATTAGTTGTGCTTCGTTACCTAACACATAAAGACCATAGTCGTTGTATGTAGTAGACAAATTACTTTGTCCAACCATTTGTGCATCGATTCTGTTTTTAGTAACAATATCAATTTCGCCATTTTCATTAATAATAGTGTCAGAAATAATTTCTGTAGGCAATTGATTATCACTGTATGCAAGCATTTCTGGACCACTAAGTCCAAGATCAATATCTCCTGACCTTTCGTCAAAAACTCTAGTAATAATATTTGTAATAATACCTAGACGTTTAACTTTTGCAGGAGGACTAATGTATATAGGAGTACTGAATGTTAATTGTGCAACATCAATTTCGCTTTCTGTACCAACAGGAATACTTCTACTGCTAAATGTAATACCTTCTAGATCAACAACAGTTAAGCTAGTCCAGTCGACATAGTTGTCTGTTGTTTGTATTTCTAGACTTGGATTAAACAACATTAGAATTTGTTCTAATATTTGTAATTTTTGATCAGTATTAGAACTCCAAATATCAACACTTACTTTTAATGTATATGGACTTGGCATTAAACGTTCTACAGTGTAGTTTTTACCTTCCATATTTAGGTATTCTTGCCCTTGTGCATCATAAGCACGTTCTCTAATGTTCAATTTACTAACATAGGAACTATCAGCAGTACGAGTCCTATCCATTTCTAAACCAGTAATGTATACACTCATACGCGGTGCACTAGGAATTTTGTTTTCGGAGTTGTCTCGAATAATATTTGCAGCTTGACGAGTTAGATCACCGTACATAACAGGTACAGTTTTAACACGGCCATTGCCGTCTTTATAGCTAAAACCACTCATTAATCTTATTATTTGAGTGATGTAACGTCTTATTTGTGCATCGTAAAAATGTTGCATTAATTATCCGCCTTTGGTCTAAGTGCTTGTGATAAGCTTTGACGCTCTTCAACAACTTCGCCGCTAATTTCACTTGAGTTATTATTATTAATAAACGTGCCTTTTTGTGTTTGTCTATTGTCTGAATTAGAAAGTGTATGTCTAACAACATCGTGTACTTTAATCCATCGTGTACCGTCGTACTTAAACAATCTATTAGGCATAAAATCTGTTCTCAAGAAAAAGTCATCTTTAACACTGTCTACAGGAAATTGTATTCCTGAGCCAAACACAGCGCCATTAGGTGCTGCCGCATCGCCGAGCAAGTAACCGTTATAACCGATTCTATCTGGAGCAGCATATACTCCGTCAGCAGTTGCATTAATTGCACTTGCGTCAATTTGTGTTTCGTCCGCTGATTGTAATTCTACATCGCCTGAATCGTTAATTGCAACAGTATAGAAGTGGCTTGTATCGTAACCTGACTTCGGTGCATTCGATTCTGCTTCTGAAACAACTGCATTATTAATTTGCATTTCTTTTTCGTATGTACTCAATAAATCTCTCAGCGTATTTTCTTGGAATGTTGTCCAGTAGTTTGTATCAGTTGGTAAGTTACCTGTAGTTTCAACTATTACTTCGTATAACTCCCCTTGGTATTTAACAACTTGTCCAACGTCATATGTCTTAGTAGGATCGTAATCGCCTTCGAATGCATCTTCGTTTTCAGGCCTTTCAAGGATATCAGCAAATTCTTGTGTATCAACTATTTGTTTTAGTTTTACTCTGTATAAATGCGGAT